CCCACACATTGAGCATGTATCTTTTCTTTGCTGTCCAGATACCACTCGATGCAATGTTCTCACGTTTCATGATCATTTTTTGGTCGTAGGCACTGACGTATTGTGCCAGTTCTTCGTAAGAACTTTGAATATAAGGCTCGAGTTCCATTTCACTGACCTTATTAAGGAACCCAACAATGCTCTCATCAGTTTTTTCTCTCCCCTTGTATACAATTTCGACCAAAGGACCCATATTAAGGTAGATACTATCAGTGTCGCTAGCGATAACATAATCTTTATTCTCCGTTTTTAATACTTTGTTAAGGTACACATTCATTTTGTTTTCAATCCATCTGATGCTGAACTGACCACCATAAGTAATAGCTTCAGCATTCTTTAGATTATAATACCTAAAGTACTGATTGCCAATAGCACCATAGGCACTGTTCAATTGAATTTTACGTGCCATCTGAATGTTATTAAACTTACTAATATCCTTCTCTAATTTTGAAGAAGGATTTCTTTCATATTCATCCTTTGCCTTGAGCATTTTCTTTTTATACAACGTACGTTCATCGTATATTTTTTGCATAATCTCAGGTAAGAATCCATGAATATCTTTACGATACTGTGCACCATTAGGTGCTACACAATATTTCCCATCTATCTCGACTTCCTTAGCGAGTAGTTTATCAACGGTAGCAGTCGGGTGTCCCCTTTCAACGAGGGTTTCTGGGGAAATATTATACTGCATAATGAGGTGAGGGTACAGACTATTGAGATCAAAATTAACCACCCAATTATAGCGTCCTGGTATCGGTTCCTTGACATATGCTCCTTCGTACTTTTCGTTTTTATCAGATCGTTTTGCAGGTGGGACAACTACACCTTTGTCTTTCAGAAAATTATAGATGATAGTGTCCCACATTCTCACCTGATAATACACATCCCTAATGTTTACCTTAGCATCATATGCTAGAGCAATAGCAAGCTCTATTAATTTCATCTTGTCCTCTAAACGAGACACAAGTTCCACGTCAATGATGTTATAATCAATAAACTTTTGCCAATCTTTTGTATAGAAATCTTTGAAGTTTTCAAACTCACTGTGATCAAGTTTTCTTTGACCAAGTTCTACATTTGCAATGTGATCGAGTCTGTATGATTCTTGATTTGTATAGGTAAATTTCTTATACAAGTCAAGATAATCAACAACGTTGATTCCATACATGTTGTACAGTATTTGATTGCGACCTTTTATCTCCATCTCTTCTCGATGCACGATGCCCCATGGAGACATCTGCTTCATTTCTTTCTCACCAAACAACCTCTCCATACGTCCACAAATATAGGGTACGTCATAGAGTTCTACATTCCACCCCGTGAGAATATCTGGGAAATTAGTAATCCAATAGTCAAGGAAACAACGGAGCAAATGTTCTTCACCGTCACACAATACATACTCAACGTCATCTCGATTGTTTGTATACGGTTTGGTACCCCATACTTTGATCTTACGGTTGATATAGTCTTGTACTGTAATGCTAAGAAGAGGTTCCGAGCATTCCTGCACGTTAGGAAACCCATTTTCACATGCCACCTCAATATCAAGAGATGTAATTTTAAGACTTTTAATCTCGTAATCCACTTCCTTCGGAAACTCTTTCGATATGAATTGATAGAGATACCTGTCATAACCATGAACCTCGAAATTTTCTATATGTTTGTATTTCTCAGCGAAAGCTCTTGCTTCCCTGACAGATTCAAATCTAACTGGTTTAGCATACCTACCATCAAGAGTTCTATGTTTAGTTTTCTTATCGGTAACAACAAAAAGAGTTGGAGAAAACTTAAACTTACGTTGAATACGTTGTCCATTCTCGTATCCAAGATAAAGCAAGTTGTCTCCAACCAGTTGAACGTTGGTATAAAAACTCATTTAGTCACGATCTCATACTTTTTCCTGATGTCTGCATCAGGTTCAACTATTGTAGCAATAGTTTCGGAATAAAGCAAGATGTCTGTGTCGTTTGTGTAACGTGGCCAAGGTTCCAAGGTTCCATCATCCTTAATCATGTATGGATCTTGCATATGACAACTAGGTTCTTCTTCTAATTGTTCTGCCTTAGTGATTAAGTGTATACCACTTTTAAGAATTATCAGTGCTGTTTGCATCATCCTCCTCCAATAATTTTTCTGCGTCAGCAAAGAGTTGTTCCATGTCTAGTTCCTCACCATCTACACCTGAGACCATATCTTCATGTCGTCTGAAATTTTCTTCGTAAGTTTCTTCTTTAATTGCAAGTAGATATTGTTCCGTAATAGAATCTAAAGGATCATATGCAGTTAGTACATGATGACCTGGCAAATAAAAATCCCTCTCTTTACTTAGAGGTGCCCATGGAAACCAAGATACTTGATAACCTTTTGTTTGATTAATTACAATACCATCCTCATCATTAGATACAATATCTAATCTAAATGGTTTGTGCATATGGAAACCTATTGGATCTTTACTATCAGGATCTAAGATTTCCTTTACCTCTGTAATTACTTCTTCACCAGATTTTAATAATAAAAGTTTTACACTCATTTTACACTACCACCCATCTTCTGTACATTAGTAATGTATGTATCTCGAAGACTAGGTACTGGTTCTAAAATAGTAACAACCATATTATGATTGATAGGAATTCTAGTTTCTGGTGTAAGTGGACACCATGGAGAATAGTTAACTCTTACTTCTGGATCAGTTACTATTCCTGCGTTATCAAGTTTAGGTTGTTCGTATTCTACCTTGTAAGGGAAGTTCATGATGTATGCTTGTCTAGCACCAGATTCTTTATCAACTGCTTCTTGTAAGTCAGCGATAACATTATCACCATTGAACATAATAATAATTTTAATTCTGTCCGAATTGACTAAACTTTCTTCTGCTTTGGGAGTTACGTTTACTGGTTCTTTCTTCTTTGCCATAACTGTAGCTGTAATATAGACATTATAAAGGAGGGATCAACATTTGTCAATCCCCCCTATGTAGCACTAGATAAAATCCTTTCTAGCGTGATGTTCTGGAACTACTTTTCCCAGTTTAACCACGAGCAATCCGTCGGTGAATTCGACTCCTCGTATTTCGGTATCATCTGAGAGTGACCAGACCCTAGAGAAGGAGCGAGCGGCCACTCCTCTATGTCTAAACGTTCCATCATCCTCCTGTTTTTCTTTGCTGCCTTCGACATGTAATTTTCCAAACTCCGTAAAGACTTTGAGCTCATCTTTTTTGAAGCCTGCCAAGGCAACCTCCAACCTCGATTCAACATTGTTAATTTCAATTATGTTATATGGTGGGTAGTTAGAAGTTGTATCTACACCATCCCAGAATCGATTGAGGTAATCGTCCATGCCAATACTATTTCTTGCAATCTTCTCCATTAGATCTGGAAGATTTGCAGCATGGTATCTTGCTAAATTAGTCATTTTAGTTCTCCTTAAATAAGCGAGTGTGTAATATGTGATCCCAAAAGGCAATCACAAACTTTTTGCGAGAAGGACTTATTAGGTTTGCCCCCTCTAGGTTTTACCCTACTACTATTTAAGCACGAACTATAAAAATATGTTATGGTATATACCGTAACGATAAGTACGGTTAATCCTCCTTCTTTTTGCCGATGTTATATTTACTCTCTAATGTCCAGTCCCCTTTCTCTTTATAGGAGAGAACTTTTATCTGACTCAGAGGTGCTACATCTGCAATAGTTTCTTTAGCAGAGATAGATATCAAACCCCAATCACTCAGTAATTGTACGATACGATTCCTTCTCTGTACATCATTAGTACTTAGATTTGCTTTCTTACCATCAAGAGCAAACAGTTCTTTAAAATGTACAATGTAGTATCTACCTTGCTTATGTAAAATATGGCAAGATTGATATAATTTCTTTTCCTTACGTGAAGCTACACCAATTCTCGTAAGAGTTTCTCTAACCTTTAGAAAATCATCTGGTTCTTTGAGCACAACTTCCACCATGCTCTCAACTGTCCACTTAACCTCATCTGTAGTCGCAGTCATCTTTTACCTCCCATGTCATGTTTGTTACGAATATATTCAAGTTGGGTTTTGGTTAAAAGATTTAATGCGACCTTCGCTTTCTCATTACTATATCCATAGTGTTTTTTGACCAGATCCAAGTCAGCGACTTGTTCCTTCTTTAACCAAGGAGAGAAACGTTTTCGTTTCCGTAAAGTATATAGTAAGAAAGAATACTGCATGTCTTTATCGGCATGAGCATTCATGTTTATCTCGTTCGCAAATAAGACACTATCAACAGCACCAGACAAACATCTATTAACGATGTAAGGAGGATAAGAAGATATCGCTGAAGGGTCATCAGCAATGAGATTCTCTTTAGTGAAATTGATAGAGTTAAGCCAGTCTTTAAGTTCATATCCCATTAGAATGTCCTGATAGGTCCTACAACACCAGTCTCACTGTTATTGATTCTATAGATTTGGGTTCTTCCATTTTTAGTTTGACAATGAATTTCCCCACCATTGATAATGGCTTGTGTTATGTTACCACCAAAGGTAGATAGTCCACCTTTACGTGTATGATATAGTTGAGCATACCCACTAGGTAATACTCTCACTCCTAAACTTCCCATAATTAAGACAAATTAATTCACGACGTTTTGTTTGATCTATCATGTATGTACCTGTAGATCTCATTGTATAAGTATGAGCAAAATCATACTGTCTCCACTCCAAAAATCTTTGTACAATTTCTGGGTGGTTATTATATGATATCATGACATTACCCATGGTATCATCCATGACATCAGCAAATCTTGCATGATCAAATCCTTTATGCATCTCACCTTTATGACCATATAGATTATCTTTGATATTATATGGAGGATCAACATAGATGAATGTGTTGTCATCACATTTAATATCACCACGTCCTAAACAATCCTCTACAAGATCAGCATAGTCTAAACATGTAATCTTCCAGTTTTTAATTAGTTTTGAATAGGATGGTAGGTTGTCAATGCCACGCATAGAGAAATTAGAATCACTTGCCTGTGCTGAGAACGCACTTGATTCAGTAAGACCACTGAAACTACATTTGTTCACAATATAAAATGCAACTGCTCTATCTTTTTTATCTAATGAGAGATCATTAACTTTATCTTTTCCATCTAGAAATAATCCTTTAGCAGAACCCTGATCAGGATATCTAGATTTTAATTGTTTTAATTGATCATGAAGATAATCTCCATTATCTCTGAGTTGTACCCAGAAATTATGTAATGGTTCATAGAAATCATTAACCCAGATAGACAAATTAGGATAACGTTTTGTCATCTCAATTGCCATACTACCACCACCTAAGAATGGTTCACGATACTCCGTGACCTCAGCGGGTAACCACTGACATAACTTAGGAACTGCTCTTGACTTACCGCCAGGATATCTTAGTGGTGTTTTAAGGTTCATTCTTCTACCGATTCTAGTTCTTCTATTGCATCTACTGGCACTTCATTACCATCTATACTATACCAGTGCTGTGGCATACCAATACTATCTTTTCTTACACCTAGGTATGCGAGATCACTAAATGAATGCTCTCTAAGCATTGCCTGTAATCTCCAATGTATTAGTTCAGACTTCTTCATCTGTCTCTAACCAAATAATATAATCATCAGGATCCAACTCAGTTAGATCTAGTTGATCACGATTGAAATCACCTGTTGGAGGTGGGATCAAAGGTTCATATCTACCTCTAGGGTATTGAGGAATTAATGCTTCAACTGCTGTGTCAAACCATCTATTCATAGACTTTGCCATAGCACGATATGATGTACCAACATAAAGTTGTCCACCTACAACAGCAACAGTTGCTGCACCCCAGAACATATAATAAAATCTAGATTTCATTTGTGCTCTGATCT